CGTGCCGGGTATTGAGTTCTGGTTGGAAGCCCTGCGGGTGGCGAAGCCCGGGGCGCACCTGCTGGCGTTTGGCGGTACGAGGACGTTTCACCGCCTTGCCTGTGCCATTGAAGATGCGGGATGGGAGATACGGGATACCGTCATGTGGGTATATGGTTCGGGGTTCCCGAAGTCGCACAACATGAAAGGTGATTGGGACGGATGGGGTACTGCCCTGAAACCCGCGTGGGAACCGATCATCGTGGCGAGGAAGCCGATAGAATGTACCGTTGCACAGAACGTCTTGGAATACGGAACGGGGGCGATAAACATTGACGGGTGCAGAGTGGGAACAGACGGGGCAACAAAACGAAGCTGTCAAGCAGAATATCCAAAGAAAGATGATGGGACAGAAGATAGAAGCGGTTGTTGGGCAAGAACAGGGCACACAATAGAAAGCATGAATATTGGTCGCTGGCCTGCCAACCTGATACACGATGGGAGCGAGGAAGTAACAGAGTTGTTTCCTCAAACTAGTGCGGGGCATTATAGCGGGAAAGTACCCGCAAACGGCGGGTTATACAAGTTGGGATTAAAGAATGTTCCCGATAGGGGATATACGGAACGAGGTACAGCCGCCCGTTTCTTCTATTGTGCCAAAGCGTCAAAGCAGGATAGGGACGAAGGGTGCGAGGGGATGGAGGCGAGAGAGTCACCAAAGATGGCAGGGGCAGATAGAGAAACAAGACCCAACGCCAATAACGATGTGTCAGATAGATTTAGAACACAACCAGCACATAATTTCCACCCCACCGTCAAACCAACCGCGCTCATGCGATACCTGTGTAAGTTAGTCACACCTCCCAACGGTACAGTCTTTGACCCATTCATGGGAAGTGGATCAACAGGAAAAGCGGCTGTGTTGGAAGGGTTTAGTTTTATCGGGTGCGACACGGAAGCGGAGTACGTCAAGATAGCGGAGGCTAGGATAAACGCTACTATGCCGCTATTCGTGGAGGCGCGTTGATGCCGACTTTCTACTTTGACCTGGCAGACAAGTGCGTGTTCTGTGGCGGCGACAGGCTTGAGCGAGTGCCCGCGCTGATATTCCCGTTCGTGGTCGAAAGACTTACGGGACGCAAGGACTACGCCATCCCGTTGTACACGCTTGTATGTCAGGACTGCGAAGGGCGTTTTCAAGACATCCGCTATAACGACGAGCAGCTTGCGGCGATATACCGGGACTACCGCAACGAAGCGTACATCACCCAGCGGGAGCATTACGAGCCGAACTACCGCGATGTGGATAAGTGGTTTGCCGACCGTGTGCCGTACATGAGCGAGATAGATAAGTTGCTTGAACCATACCTGTCGCTACCTGTAAGCGTACTGGACTGGGGAGGCGACACGGGCAAGAACGCACCGCTGGAAGGACGGCGGTCCCTACTGCATGTCTATGACATCGGGAACAACCCTGTCATTCCGGGGGCTGTGAAAGTGGACAGGGATGAAATGCTGCCGTGCTACGACCTGATCGTTTGCGCCAATGTGCTGGAACACGTCAGCTATCCCGCCGCAGTCATCGCCGAACTTGCCGCCAAGATGGACAAGGACAGCGTGCTGTACATCGAGATCCCATTGGAGAACAACGGGGAGAACTGGCACGAGCATGTCAATATATTCACCGGGACCAGCCTGGAACGGATGCTGGACAGGTTCGGCATCGGGATAAAAGAAGTCGTAGAGATGAAGTTGCAGATAACGGACTTCGAAGTCTATCAGTTCCTGTTCGCCTGTAAGAGAAAGGACAGCCATGAAAAATAGAACGATAAAAATACTTGGGTACGAATATTCTTTGCACTTTTCCCCGCCCGTTCCTGAAGGTGGAATGAGCGAAGCCGGGCGCGCGTGCATCGGCAAACAGGTCATTATCATCGACCCATTGCAATGCAAACAAGCGCAAGAGTCATCTGTACTTCACGAGATGATCGAAGCGTTGAACTATCACCTTGACCTGAAACTCCAACACGAAACCATCATGCAACTGGAGGCGGGGTTGTACCAATGCCTGAAAGACAACGGGGTTGACTTGTCCAGTCTGGTGAAAGGATAGCGAATGAGAAGCATGATCATTCTTAATGCAATATCAAAGCACAGAAGAACCTATATGATGGACAAACCGCGCTTACACATGAGCGGGCATACCTGGGGAAATATATTATCCGAGATGGAAGTGAATGTGATGGGTTTGTGCGAGAAGCTGCTGGTCGATCATCCTATCGGCTATTTGTTCGGATGCCCCATCATCCTGTCTGATGCTGTCCAGACAGATACCGTCGTGCTTGTGAAGTCAACCTGTGAATATTGCGGTCAGGATGTGGGGCTGTTCAACAAATGCCCGAAATGCGGCGCGCCAAAGAATACATGGGACTCTAGTGAAGTTGTCTATTTACGTTCACAGAAAGAAGGAAGCGAATGAAAGTCACCAGTTTTATTCTTGACTACCTCGTCAGCAAGGGCGTGCGGCATGTGTTCGGTATCACAGGTGGCTACATCACGCCCCTGTTTGATGCTTTTCACGGACGTACGGACATCCAGTATATCTGTATGCAGAACGAACAGGCGGCGGCAATGGCTGCGGACGCATACGCCCGCATCACCGGGTTCGGCTGTGCCATATCCACCAGCGGGCCGGGTGCCACGAACCTGATCACGGGCATCGGCTGTTCCTACTTCGACAGCGTGCCGGTGCTGTTCCTTACCGGGCAGGTGCCGACGGGAGAGTCGAAGTGTGAGACAGGGGTGAGGCAGCGCGGCTTCCAGGAAACGGATGTGGTCAAGATAGTCAGACCCATCACCAAGTACACCGCACAGATGACCAACACGCAGCAGATCGGGTTCCTGCTTGACTACGCCTACTGGCAGATGACCAACGGAAGGCCGGGGCCGGCTTTACTGGATATGCCTATGGACATCCAAATGGCTGACATCGACCCGGCCACGATGAACCGCTACCACGCCCCGCGCCTGTCTTATTCCATCCACGACACAGACATCGAAAAGGTGGTCGGGATGATAGCGGAGGCGAGACGCCCTGTCATCATATACGGGCAGGGAGCGCGCCACGCGACCGCCAAGCTGGTGCAGTTCATCGAAATGACCGGGATACCCTGCCTGCCGTCATGGGCTGCGCTGGACATGATCCCGCACGACCACCCGCTGTTCGTGTCGCAGTTCGGCGTGTACGGGTCAAGGGCTGGCAACTTCACCGTGCAGAACGCAGACCTGATCATCGCCATCGGCACGCGGCTGGATGGGCGCATGACGGGCAAGGGCTTCGCTCCGAAAGCCAAGACCATCGTGGTGGATATTGACCCGGCTGAAGCGCAGAAGCACAAGCACGACGTGACCATCATCGCGGATGCAGGGGAGTTCCTTGACAGGATGAACAAACAGGTGCCAACGTGGGAGCATCTTACCGAACTAGTAGAACAATGCCCGCGCGATGTAAAAAGAGATGGGAAGTGGATACAGATAGACGGCAAACCAAACGCATGGCGCAAGCGCATCGCAGACTGGAAGGTGCGCTACCCTATCACCGCGTCCTACACCGCTGATACCATCCACCCGCTTACGTTCATCCGCGCCCTGAATGATGCCCTGCCGGATGACGCGGTTATCGTGTCGGACAGCGGAGCGAATATGTCGTGGGTGCATCAGGCGTGGAAGATAAAAGGCACGCAGCGTCTTTTCAGCGCATACGGGTACAGTCCGATGGGCTACGCTCTGCCGGCAGCGATCGGTGCATACTACGCCACCGGGCAGCCTGTCATCGCCATCAACGGCGACGGGTCGATGCAGATGAATATTCAAGAGTTGCAAACGCTGAAGCATTACAACATCCCCGTCAAGCTGTTCATCCTGAATAACTTGAGCTACGGCATCATCAAGCAGTTCCAGGAAGAACTGTACGACGGGCGCTACGAAGCGACGGACGAAGCGGGCGGGTACAGCGTCCCGGACTTCGTGAGCATCGCCCACGCCTACGGCCTGCACAGCAACGCGGCCTGGTACTCGATACAGGTGGCGAATATCATCAAGCGCACGCTGGGCTTCCCCGGTCCCGTTGTATGCGACATCGAGATCGACCAGGATGCGCGCATATTCCCCAAGACGTGCTACGGCCAGCCACTGCACAACCAAAGCCCGCTGCTTGACCCGTCCGAAGTGGAAGTGAACATGGCGGATGAATGAAGCTCATAAAGGCAGATAAGCAATGGTGGAACGCTGACAAGTTACGCCGCGTCGATCACTATCGCGGTATTTGCGACAATTGCGGAACCGACGTTGAATGCGATGAACCCATTGAAGTATTGGAGATGCTTGAAAACGAGAAGGCGCTTTACTATCTTGTTCTTGGGATCTACACATGCCCGGAATGTAATGCTTATCTAAAAGTTATTCGCCATTTCAAAAGCATGGACATCACCGCCGAATTGCAGGAGCTACAGATAAAACATGACCCAGCTTGAGCGGCTGATAGGGTTCGTTGTGCGCGTGATAGAAGACTCGCCCCGGCAGTTGCCGACGCTCGGGCGCATTGTCACCATCACCATTGTACTGGATGCACAGAATAACCCTATCTGCTGGTCGCAGGAACGGATGCAAACAGAAGGGACGCAGCCACCGATGAAGTCGAATACTTGACAGCAACTCGGCAGAACGGTGGTATAATGTCGGGGCAAGTGAAAATTTAAGTACGCACAGGTGCTACAAAGGCGAAAGCCGCTGAAACTGCCTGCTTGTTCCGAGATGGAACAGGCGGGCTTTTTTTTGTTAATTTTTCAAAAAGGAGCATGAAATGTCAAAAACTGTAAAGGGCGAGACGCCCGAAACCGAGACCCAGGTGGTCCCGGAAGCAGCGAACGAGCCGGAGGTGCAGACACCCGAGGTTGAGAAGTTTGACGAAGCCCGCGCAAAAGAACTCATCGCAAAGCTGCGGGTGGCAGAGAAGCAGGGCAAGGCAGACGCCAAAGTCCGCGCCGAACTGGAAGCAGAGCGACAGACCCGCATAGATGCGGAGAAGTCAGAACTCCAGAAAGCGCAGGAACTGGCCGCAAGGCTGGAAGCGGACCTGAAAGTGGAACGCATCCGGGTCTTGCGCCGTGACGCTGCAGACAAGATCCACTTGCCCGCCGTATTCGCTGATCGTTTGCAAGGGGAGACCCCCGAAGAACTGGAAGCGGATGCGCTGAAGATCATGGCCGCAATACCCACACCCGTCGCGCCGAAGCTGGCACCCACCAACCCTGGAGATCCGCAGACGGGGGAAACCGTAGCCGAAAAGAGAAAGAGGCTCGGATTTGCATAAATAACATCTGGAGATAACACATGACCGCTGGCCTGAATATGTGGAGCGACATCAGCTCCATTTCAAACACCATTCGAGAAGATGCGACCTACGTGATCCGCGAAGCCGCAAACATCCTGCCGCATGTCCTGTCACTCAGCGACATGAAGGGCAGCAACCTGCGCGCGAACTTCGGCTACAACTCGAACAGCGCTGGAACCATCGGTGAAGCCACCGACCTGACCAGCACGACCTTCGCCGCGACCGCCATGCAGACCCTGACCCCGAAAGAGATCGGGTCGCAGTACTTCGTCACTGATCAGCGCGCCGACAGCCAGTCACCTGACCGCATCTTCACCGATGCCGCGAGGGACCTGGGCCTGCAGGCCGTCACCAAGATCGAAAGCGACCTGTATGACTGCTTCGCAGACCTGACCGGCGGCTCCGCTGGTGGAACCGGCACATCCGGCACCCCCACCTGGGGCTTCCTCGCTGCAGCCATCGCACAGGCGCGCAACGCCAACAAGTCCCCCAATGTCCCCCTGGTAGCCATTGTTCATGGCTACGTGTGGGCTGTTCTCGCCAAGTCCGCTTCCGTCGCCGGTTCTTCACTGGCGCAGGCACCGGGCTACACCGAAGAGATCACCCGCAACGGGTATGTCGCTTCGTTCATGGGTGTTCCCATCTTCACGTTCTACCAGACCATCACTGGCGGGGCTTCAACTGCAGTCAAAAATGCCGTGTTCCCCCGCGAAGCCATCGCCATTGACTGGCGCCGCCCCGTCCGCGTTGAAGGTGAGCGCAACGCTTCCCTGCGCGGTACCGAGTTCAACATGTCCGCTGTATACGCCGCTGGCGTATGGCGCCCCGAATTGGGCGTGTACTTCAATGCCCTCGCCGCGACCCCGACCAGCTAACAGGAGGATGACATGGCAGAAACTTTTGATGTCATCTATGTAACCAGTAATGTCGGCCTGACCGCTGGCACAACTTCCACCCCTGTCTTCAAGAACATCACGGCCAACGGCGCGATCACTGTCGTTGACGCGAACATCTGGAGCGGCGGGGCTGGAACGGTCACGGCCTACCTGGTCTATTCAGATCCCACCGGCGGAACTGTTGGTGGGACGATCTGTACCCTCGGTTCGGCTGCCTGCATCTTCGCCGCAGCCGGCACCGCTGCGGTCGTTCATTCCAGCACCATCAGCGCCGCCGCAGTCCCTCCCAACCAGGCTATCTGCGTGAAATACGGAGCCGGCACCGCTGGCTCGGACACCTGCGTGAGCATCGGCTACGTCAAGGGTGTGTAGGAGGCATCATGGCAGAAACTTATGATGTCCATTACATCGCCCATAACATCGGCCTGACTGCCGGCACGACCATGACCCCGCTGTTCAAGAACGTGACAGCGAACGGTTGCATCACCATCCTGGACGCGAACGCCTGGGGTAGTGATGGGACCGTGACGGCCAACTTGATCTACTGCGACCCGACTGGCGGAACGGTGGGCGGAACCATCGCCACGCTCGGCTCGGCGGCACAGATCTATGCAGCCGCAGGCACGGCGCAGGTGATGATCAACGGTGCAGTCACGACCGCGCTGGTCGAGCCGAACAAAGTGGTCGCCGTTGAACTACTGGACGGCACCGCCCCCGGCAGCCTGGTCATTGAAGTTGCCTACGTCAAGGGACAGAGCAACTAACCAACATAGCGAAGAGGCGGGCGAAAGTCCGCCTCTTTAGAAAGCAGACAACGATGGCAGAAGAAACCACCGAAACACAGAACCTTAAAAAACTGAACATACATCTTGTATCCAACGCCGTTTGGGCCCAGACTGGGTACGGGGGGCAGGCCAAGCTGCTTGTCCCACAGCTTCAGAAGCGCGGGCATGGCGTGAGCATGACGGCATACTACGGACTTCAGGGTCACACCCTGATGTTCAACGATACGCTGACATTCCCGTGCGGGTATCACCCGTATGGGATGGATGTCGCCGCAGGCAACGCCAAGCAAGCCGGGGCCGACATCCTGATGACCAACGTGGATCTGTGGGTATGCGAGCCGCAGATGTTCCTGGATCTTCCCTGGGTTCCCTGGTATCCCATCGACAGCGGGTCGGTCAACGCCATGATCAAAGCGAAACTTCCCGCCACTTACGACCGCATCGCCATGTCGAAGTTCGGCAGGAAGATGGTCGAAGACCTGGGGTTCCCGTCGCACTACTGCCCCTGTGCCATCGATACCAATGTTTTCAAGCCAGGTGACAGAGCGGCCGCGCTGGCTGAAATGAACCTGCACATCCCGTTCAAGGTGCCGGCAGACAAGTACCTCGTCAGTATGGTCGCCATGAACAAAGGCGCGCCGAGCCGAAAGGCATTTTTCCAGCAGCTGCGAGCGTTCAAAGCGTTCCACGACAAGCACCCTGACACCGTGCTGTACATGCACACGATCAGGGGTGAGAGCGGCGAACAGGGCGGCATCAACCTCGTGGAGATATGCAAGTACCTGGGGTTGGAAGTGAACAAGGACGTGCTGTTCCCCGATCCCCTGCTGGTCATCAACGGATACCCGGACATCTTCTTGAACTCCGTCTATAACGCTTCGGACGTGTTCCTGTCGGTCACGATGGGCGAAGGGTTTGGGATACCCATTGTAGAAGCGCAAGCATCCGGCTGCCCGGTCATCACCGGCGACTGGACCAGCATGAGCGAGATCACATTTAGCGGCTGGAAAGTGGACAAGCGCGACGCTACGGAAATATGGACGATGCTTACCGCCATCCAGTACGAGCCGCACCCTGACGCC